ACCTTTCTTTTTTACGGTTAGAATCAAATTTACTATCAATCAATTCCCATAAGTCAATCACTTGTTCTTTGAGTTCGGCAATTGAGTCGGGATTTGCTTCTACAATTTTCACAGCTTCGTCCAATGATTGTGACAACTTCTGATCGTTCAAGCAAAACATTGATGTTCCTGTGAACTTTTTTACATACTGTAAATTAGCTCTGATATCATCAATCCCATAGCCATACAAAATAACCAAAGGAGCTGTTCGGTATGGTGTATCCACAGTTTTAACAACTTCAATTTCGGTTTCAATCCCAATAGTCCGTTCTACCTTTTTCCCTCTGAATGTAATTTCTTCTTTTATTTTGGTTGGGTTATTGAAACGCAAACGAACACTGGCATAGAATTTAACCGCTTCACCACCAGGAGTTGTGTACTTTGGGCTGTATTTGTTTCCGTCTGTGTTTATGCGAATCTGATTGCTGCATACCATCAAGTAGTTTTTATTCTTGATTACTCTGCAAAATTTACGCAACCCTTCTGACAATTCTTTCGCCCGGCGCATCCCCATTTTATCCCCGTCTTCATTTTCCATTTCCATGTCGGTAGACAATGCGGCCAATGAGTCTCCGAAAAGTCCATTTATCACTTTTGTGTTTTTAGGTTCCCAAGAGGAAACATTTTTAAACAGTTCAGTTACCGTGTCCGGGCGATAGTAATTTTTTGGGTTGATGCTCATTCCAAATAGTCTTGCAAATTCAGCATCAAGTCTGGCTTCTGGGTCGTTGAACTGGTTCTCACCATTTTTCCTTTCAATTTCCCCGGCAATTTCACTTAAAAGCGCAGTTTTTCCTGATTGACTGGGACCGAAAGCTTCTACCAAAATGCCACCGGGAAGACCTCCTCCGCGTACTCTTTTCCCACTTATAGCTAAGTCAAGTAAAGTAGAACCTGTTGAGATCATATTGCTAAAATCACCCTCGTTGGGTTTATCCTCTTTTACTTCTCTTGAAACATGCTCTTTTACTTGTTCACTAAGTGGTTTACCTTTTGTACTTCTAATCATTTTGAGATTTTTAGAGTTTAATTAAACATAAACAAAAAACAGGAGCACGGGATTTTACTCCCACACCCCTGCATCTGCTTCATTTTACTTTTTGCCAAGTTTCTCTTTAGCGTCGGCACAAGCATCCCATACTTTACAAGTGTCACAAGCATCATATTTTTCAGAGTCTTTTCCGAAAACATAACCATGTGGGCATGTGTTTTTAGAAGGGGATGTCGTCGTTGGCGTAGCTACTCCTTTTTTTTTAACGGGAGGAACATCTTCATCATCCTCGTCTTCATCCACAGGTTTGCGGCCAGTTCCTTTGCAAATTGGACAAGGTTTTCCTTTTGAGTTTTTCTTTGTTCCATTGCAAGCTACGCAGCGATCCTTTTTAGGTATGATTTCATCCTCTTCTTCGTCTTCGTCATCGTCTTCCTCAACAACGGGTTTTTTGGATGCTGGCTTTGCTGCCGGAGTTGTTCTGACTGATTTTTTAGCAGGTTTTTCCTCTTCCTCTTCTTCATCGTCATCCTCTTCAACAACGGCAGGTTTTTTAGATGTTGCTGCTGGGGTAGCTTTCTTTTTTGGCTTTTCGTCTTCCTCATCATCATCCTCCTCTTCAACAGGTTTACGTTTTGCTGCGGGAGCTGACTTTTTGCTACGAGGTTTGTCTTCTTCCTCTTCGAGTTCCCCGGCATCTTCTTCCTCAGTTTCAAAGAAAGCGTTTTTCAGTTCTTCATACGAAAGCACAGAATTGTTGATAATTGCATCAAGATCTGGAACTGAATCAAGAATGCTTTCGTCATAAGTTTCTTCTCTATCAAGAAAAACAATGTTACTCACTTCTGGGAACGGACGACCTTTGCCGATAGTTTCCCATTTGATCTTTAGTTCAAGGGTTTTCCCTTCAACCAAGTCCGGGAATATTTCCATGTCTGGATCGTCGGCCAGTTCAACTTCGAGTTCCGTGTTAAACATTTTTGTAGACATATCCCAAACGTGTGGGACAACATCATGCTTTTTGGAATTCAATGGGATTGGTGCGTACAATTCCCGGTCTTGTGCGTAAAGTTTTACGGCAGCGGCTTTGTCTGTTTGGAAAAGTTCCTTTTGAAATTCGCAGATAGGGCAGCGCTTTCCAACTGAGGATAAGCAAATGTAGCTCTTGTTGCCGGCCCCGATACTTCTGTGTAATTTGAACGGACGGCGATGCCACAAATCACCAACTTCAAGCCCCAAGTCCCTGTCAGGATGTTTTGGATCTGAGATAGGATAAGGCATAAAATCCATTTGCACTTTTTTTACGGTGTCTTCAAACACCAAACGCTCAACTCCATTTGGAAGTACTAAATAACCTGATCCACTTCCTCCTTTTTGTTGTTTTTTTGCACTGGCCTGAACACGACCTCTAAAACTACTTACTCTTTTTTGTTGCTTCATTGTTTTTAAAAAATTAAAGGTTAATCACTATTTACTACGTTTCAATTTGCTTGCAATTCCGGTTTGAATTGTAGCACTTTTTTCTTTTTCAGCTTCTTTGGCTTTGCGTTGCTCTGAAAGATTGTGTGGTACTCTTGGTCCGGCAAAGTATTGTTGGCCGTGTAATTTGACAAGGTTTTCCAGAGCAACTTTTCTTTGTTCAAAAGCTTGCACTGCGGCTCCGGCCATATCTGACTCATATTTAGCATCAAGATATGCTGTGTACGCTGTTTTGTACTTTTTTGATGTTAAAATAGCACTTTGGATAGATCCTTCGGTTACTTTTTCGATATTATAATTTGCCGGATTTTCTCTGATGTCTCGGTCAACTTCGGCTTTTACAACATCAAGCGATTGCTTTTCTTCGTCCACACTTCTACGCATCTGGGCGTAGTGCTGGGAATACTTCATAAAAAGAGAGGCTTGATTTAAAAACTCAACGTCAAGCATGTCTTCATCAATTTCAATGTCTGTTTTGTAATCCATTTTTTAAAATTTAAAGTTTATAAATATACAAAAATTAATGACTATTCACCTTTTACAATTGAATATGCTGCAAATACAAGTCCCGGCCACCCTGAGTAATAAACAGATGGGAGCATCATTTCCATAATCAACCCACACCGAACATTATCTTCTTTTAACAAAACCGCTTGACAATATCCAAGCACATGCCTTCTTACATCCTCTGGTTGCTGGTCTGTCAATCCTTTTAAAATCACAGAAATCTCTTTCCATTTAGAACCACGTAACAAAGCACGACAAAGTTCAATGCTTTGGCTTTGTTCTGCGGCTGATTTACATGCTACATTTAAACGATCTGCTGCCGGAGTTGAAAGAACCTGTTCGAGAATATTAATTGCATTTCTGGGGTGCCCTAATGCATCTTGTACTATTTGCTCGTACACCTCTTTCTGCAATGTTTCATTTTCACTCCTCACAATTTTTCTCAGAAGTGAAGTCATAGAATCATCATCCAATGTTTTTGTTTGAAGGATGATGCAACGACCTTTTAAAGTATCAATCAGTTTTTGAGGCTCAGTTGTGCAAATGAAAAAGTACACATGCGCCGGTGGATCTTCAAACAATTTCAAAGCTGCATTTTGCGCATCGTTTGTACTTTTGTGAAATTCATCCAGAATCCACCCTCGGTTTTTCCCTTCCAATGGTTTATATGAGCAATTAGCGCGAATTTCACGAATAGTATCAATCCCACGAAGTTGTCCAGAATCCACCTCTTTTAAATCCCCACCGATGCAATCCAGTTGTTTTGCAATAATTCGAGCAAGAGTCGTTTTCCCGGTTCCGGTTGGGCCTTGTAAAAGATACACATGCGGAGGGTCTTCTTTAGCAAGAATAGTTTGCAAACCTGAAATCAACTCGACATTTCCTTTTACTTCTTCCAAGGAAGGCGGTCTGTATTTGTGATATAAACTCATCCTTTTAGTTTTTTACATGATTGTAAAGCATATCCGGCATTTCCCATAAAACAAGGATCGTCGATGCTAAAATTTTTACGGCTTTCACAGGCAATTAAGGTATATTCATACCCATGCTTGACTACTGTTTTCTTTACTCTGTCATCTGTTTTCATATAAATTTGGTTTTAAAATGGACATTCTCTTTCTTCCGGGAACCAATCAGGATCAAGTGTGATTGAGTCTCCTTTTGAAGCGTTACTTGCTACTGTTATTGCTCTGATGTTTCCTTTCACATATCCAAGCTCATTTCTAATTCTATCAATAGAAAGTGATTGAGTTTCCCTTCCTTTTAATTTATCATATCCGGTTTCTTTGCAAAATTTAACAATATCCTCAAAAGTAAGTGTAAACTCTTCCCCCTCTTCGTCGAGCATTACACGCGACTGTATCATATAAATATCGAAGAGGATTGTTTGCTTTCCACTTTTTATGTCGGCATGTGTCACAATAGTTTCTTTGGTGGTGTGCTTTGTTTCTACATCCGACTGTTGCACATTTCTTTGGTTTCATACCAAATCATATTTCTCTTTTTTAACCCATGATTCATCTACTCCACATATTTCAGCATCAATTTCGAGCGGGACGATTATCCACGGCCAATGTTTAGGTAAATCAACCGTAGTTATTTTATGCACGGTTTCCCCAATCAATTTCAATTCCTTTGGGTTCACATCTATGATTAATGAATCGTGGATTTGCCCTATGATTCTCGAATCCAAATTATTTTCAATGATGAAAGCATCTAATTGTATAAAAGACCAAAGCAGACAGTGAAAAGCGGCTCCCTGAACAGGATAGTTTATTACGTCATTTTTCTTCATTACACCGGAGCACCTAAACCCTGTATATAAATCAAAGAACCCTTTTTTTTGATATTCGGCAAACCAATCATCTTTCCATTGTTTGTACTTTTTGTATCGAACATTCCAAAAGTTATTCTCAATATCCTGAACATGTTTTAAAAAGCCAGTAACAACATATCCCCTTTCTGTCTTTGTAATGGTCCCATATTCTTTAATCCCTTTTGAAATTAAATGATCTGAGATATGGTATGGTTTAAATGGTTTCCCTATTTCATCAATCACCACACCTTGTCCATATTTCCATTTTCCTGTTTTTGGTAGCTGACACCAGTTGCTTGCTAAGTTTTCTGCGCAGTTCTTATAGTAGTCACCATAAAATTGAGCAAATACAAATCCATTCTTTGCCGCTTGACGAAGTAGTTTATGGCCTTTGTTGTTTTTGTCAAAGTTGTCGAGCATAAAAATTTCAGCAGCCATATCTCGGTGCATATCCCC